TTCTTGAAGGGTCTTGCCGGCGGGAGTATCGAGTACACGAATCTTTCCCATCACCTTATCGCCTTCCATCCAAATCTCTGTGACTCGATGGGAAGCATTTTGGAGATTGATCTCGGCAGCATCTGGATGATCCAGTTCTCCAAGCGATCTTCTCTCTTTAACGAGTTTCTTATAACTTTCGACCTCGCGCATTAAAACAGGGCGCGGGTACATACGTCCATTATGGTTTTTAGTTTCTGCCATCTGCATTAAGCCTGAGAGCATCATACCACCATTGGTAACAAATCTCTTCTCATCTTCTGTCAATAAGTCTTGGCATGCGCCGCCTTCGCATAATTCATAATATTCTCTTAGTAATTTTTTACCCATAGTTAACTTCCTTTGCAACAATGCCTAACCGGCTGTAGCATCCATTTAATCGTCCACGTGTGTATGTTCATATTTTATCCCTTCATCTCCAAAAATCATACTTAGAACATATGATGTTCCCGAAGATAACCATCCCAATATAAAAAAATTGGCGATAGATACTTCAAAATTAAATAGTTCTGTATATGGAGAAAGTAGCATTAAAAACCAGCCGACATGGAATCCCATGCACATCGGGCATCTAAACATTTCTCCGAGCTTGCCCGTTGTTGGCCTAATTCGCTTTAAAATGCTTCCATAAACTAAAATTTGCGTAAGACCATACGCTGCTAAAGTAAAATATAATAGTTCCATTTTTTTATCCTATAAGTCTTGCATATTTATGCTTGCATCTTTCCAGTCATTGGAGAAAGCGCCTTGATTATTATATCAACCCCTCCCACAATCGGACCAAGCCACCCTAAATAAGTTTTAATATCTGTAGTTAAAGAGGCGGCTTTTTCTAAAATTGCTGGCCCAATAAGATCCTTTGCCTTTCCCAATAAAAATTCTTGTAATTTTCGAAAAGCTGGAAGTTGAGCTAAAATTGTTTTCATATCTTCTCCGCTTGTGTTTTTTATGGCATCAACTATTCCTTGAATATTAAGTTGTTCTAAGATTTCTTTTATTTTTGAGAAAGCTGTGTATAAGGCGGAACCAACAAGTGCCCTCTTCCAAGACTTTTGCATCGTTTTATATCCCTCCCACATTTTTCGAAATCCCTCTCTTATGGTCGGCATCCCAACATCTTTCATTAAATCCAACGCCTGTTCAATAGCGGGCACCATGGTTCGGGTCATATTTTTATCAACAATCATTAAATATGATTCTATACGTTCAGGGTCTTGAATAATTTGTGTTAAAGTAGTAAAAAAATCTTTATATGGCTTAGACTTATTTTTAATATAATCTTTAACTGAATCAACCCATCCCTCTAACAAAAGTTGTTCTCTAAGAATTTCTTCTGTTAGAATTGAAGAATAAGGGTATGCCTCATTAAGAGGAATTTTAATCCCAAGCACTCTAGAAATATAAAGGGGATCCGCAAAGAGTTTTTCTTGGTGCTGATATCCTTTCCAGCCTTCCATTATCAATTTCATTTCAGACATGGGGACCTCTACAAAGTATATAGATAGTTTAATGAATAAGGATCTCTCATATATCCCTTCCGAATCGATCCCTGCTTGACGCGTTGTGGTACTTCACCTAATGCTGTCGAATCAGCATTATCGGGATGAATTAATTCATCATCCGTCATCGATATGATGGCTTCTGTGGATTCAAAGTAGGGTCGTTCTTCATCAATAAATTCAGAAATATTGATTAACGTCATCTTCGGTGTACTTAGATCTTCTTTGGAAGCTTCCTGCAAAGTAGCCTCAAAGGAGCCAAAAAAAGCGCCGGCTTTAATACTCTCCGGAATCACTAGTCCCCGTTTGCTGAGATAAGAAAACAAACGATTCTGTGCGCCATACACTAAATCATTCATTGTATCTTTTGGAAAAGCAATAACCTTATTAGTGGCAGTAGACATCACAATATCAATATCGCCATGATCAAAAATCATCAGATCGCCGCTCATACTTTTACGAATATCCATCTCCAGCGTAACAGTAGCTGCAGTCGGCCCGTCGCCAATCTTAATCGTTACTGACATCTGAGTGGATTTCCTTTACTAATACCTGTGTCTTCATAATGGTAAGCAAAATATCATCATCGATGAGTGCCGTGGCAAAAGAGTCTAATTTCTCAATAACATTATTAGTCTTCTCGATCATTTCTGGATCGTTTTTAACTTCTGCGACATCTTTTGCTTCCTCAAGTTTAATCTTGAGACGAGCGAGTTCTTCATTAAGAAATACTTTAAGACCTAGAGCGTTATCGGCAAAAGAAGAAATGTAATGCGTTAAAAGTTCTCTCTGTTCATCGAGCAGTGCTGTTTCATATTTCTTATTAAATTTCTTAGCAAACGTATTCTAAATTACTTTATCAATCTTTTCTTGCTCTTCGATGATTTCTAATGATTCCATCATGTTTTTAACAATCTCATTCTCTAAGATAATTTGATTCTTCGGAGAAATCTTAGATGAAAAAATCTGTGCAATCGTGGCAAGAGTTTTATAGTTAGGCACAAAATTCCCAAAAACAGATAAGTTCAATTCTTTATTAACATCACGAATTAAATCGGATTGTTCACGAAATAATCCTTGTTGATCAAGAATATGTTTTTGAATCTTTACTTCTTTAAGAATCTTTTCGGCTGTAAGACGATCTAAACGTTGATTTTCATAAAGAGATCTATAACAATCTAAGTCCTTTTTAAGAGCGCTCCCTACCTTAAAATGTTTTCTGATAAGCTTCGTCGCCTTGTCTCTAGTTTCGCTATCGTTCTTAAGAATAGCCACTGTTGCTTCTCTCACCAGGGCTTCAAAAACAAAGGCGGTATTTCTCTTTTTATTATGCTTTGTCTTCATTTGTTTGCTCCGTTAAAACTTCCTTCTTTCCTTCCAGTCCATTCAGCAACGTGCGAATCGATTGGTTAAGTTCAAACAATCTCTCTTCTTCAGACTGCTCGTTCAACTTATAAGTAGATTGATCATTTTCGTAAATACCATTACCTAATCCATCCATTGTAGTTAATGTTTTAAGATCGCCATACCCCGGCATCATATTACGCATGGCAGAACTGCTTTTTTCCTTAGAATAGTGAGACGCATATGATCTACTACGCGCACCAGCAGAACGCTTGTCGCTTTTAACTGGGTTGTATACTTTGCCTCTCGCTCCCGGCGTGAGGCGCGGAGCATTACGCGAACCAGGAGGCACTGCGAGTAGGGAAGATTCGTCGCCCCCGCCTTCTGGGGGTGCCCCTGCTTCGCCGGCGGGCATCTCTTCGGGACCTCCGAGATCCAAGGCACCTTCTTCGGCACCAAGATCTAAGCCACCAGCTTCGGCGCCAAGATCTAAGCCACCCATAACTCCACCGGCTTCAGCGCCGGCGGCGCCTTCGGCAACGGCTTGTAGATCTGCGTCGTGTTGACGATCATAATACATTTCTCTCTGATTGCGAATGAATTCTTCGTTAGACATTCCAAAGATATGCTCGATCACCCAACGGCGCGAGAAATAACCTTCCGTAGCCGAAGCAGCGATATCGAACTTCTGCTTCCAGTGTTCAATTTCCTGTAGTTCTGCAATTTTCGATGGGTTGTTGAGAGACAAAGAAAAGGCAAGAAGATCGTCTCCTCGGAAACCGAGAGTATAAAGATGAATAATGCCGATCTTAGTTAGCTCTGCAATAATAACTCTTTGTAGTCTCTGAACTGTTCTTGAAAAACGAATGTCTTTTTGTGCCAGAGTTGTTTTGTCTTCGGCTGCATCTTCACCCATCGACAAATAAGCTTGAGGGATTTTAAGTGCAGAGAAAAGCTTGTCGCGTAGATACTTAATGTCATCGATGGCAGTTGTGTTTGTGCCACCTGCAAGGTTTTGAATATCTGTCGCGGAACCCGGGCGCACAGGAATGAAGTAATCTTCCTCAATGCTCATCGGATTATATCGAAGGTCAACTCGACCGGTCTCAGGATCGACTACCGAATGGCGCTTAAGAGCCGTTACGGTGGATTGCATAAATTGTTCCACATCCTCTGGTGGGATGCCACCTACATCAATCTTAAACACCCGACGTTCCGAAGATCTGATAACACGATATGCCATCATAGCATCTTCCATCAGTACAAGCTGGCGCCAAATACGTCGTGCTGGCTCCAGAATTGAAGTCCCATAAGGCGCATACTTGTCATTTCCTAGAATGCGGAAATGGGCCACTTGCCAGTTTTCAAATGTCATTCCGGCGCTATTCCATTGATATTGAACATAGTTAGGATTTGTTGCGTCTAAGCCCTCCATTCGTTCTACTTCTGCTGAAGGTAATGCAATCGTAGAAGTAACCCCATACTTATCGTCAATGTCGAGATATAAGAAGAAGTCTCCATATTTAGACATCGTGCGCGCCCATCCAAAAAGGTTATACTGGACGTTGAGAATATTCTCATAAAGAATTCCCAATACTGCTTTAATCTCTTCATTCGGACATTTGATATTTAACATGGGACGCAAATCAGAATAGGTTGTCATCTCGTCGGCATAAATATCCAGACTAGATGCAATCTCGGGCATATATTCCATTTGGTCGAAATCGATATAACGCTCACCTCGACGTTGATTTCCAATAGCATTAGAGGCTATTGTATCTAAGGGATTATAAAGCGACTTTTTAAACTGCTGTCCCGATGCTGATTTAAATCGGGATGAAAATTTATCCAGATGTTGTCGTCTAATTCTACGTCCTGTCGAAGAACGATAATTAATAATAGGCCCAGAGAAGAGCCGCGTTAAAGCTTTAAATAAGCCGGTCTCAGGGTTTGCGGGATTTTTGCCTTTAGGGCGGGTTCGGGGTGCCATTTATTTTCTCACTTAATGATCCATTTATATTCATCGTATAGCGTTCGTGCTTCGTTTATTTTATCAAAGATCTCATCTTGTTTGTATCCTATTTGTCCTTTAATTTGAGTATTCATTGTTGTCCTTGATGTAATGATAGATTTAGCAAAAGCTTTTTGGTAATTTAAGTCGCGTGCATTTGCTTGAAGTGCTGTATCTCTTACCCAACAGGCAATTGCAAGAGCCATAATTAAATCATCATGGTATCCTTTCATTGCTTGTGGTTTACCGTTCCTCCAAATAAAAGTTTTCATCTCATTAATTGTACGAGAAGAATATATGGTAATTAGTTTGTTTCTGATAAACTCCTCCAATTTCGCGATGATGAGAGGGCGCGTTTTAACAGTGGTAGAAAACCCAGCAATAGCGGAGGTGTGATATTCTGCCTGATGTTGTTCAATATATTCATGGGTAGACTTAACAGAATAATATAAATTAGGATAGGCATGGTCAATGAGTTTATCTAACACTGTATATCCAATATTATTATTCTCGACCACTAACATCGCATTTCCGTACTCTCGACCAATTTGATTAAGCATCCCGGCATACATATCGGGAGTTGGTCTTCCTTGATATTCCCCAACACAATGTAAAGTTTCTAACTCTATCATATGAAATGTAGAATAATCTGCAGCGTCTCCTCTTGCTACATCCACTACCATTAAATAATTCGAATTGGGATCATACTCTTCCCAAATCCAAAAATTACGGTCGTAGCCTGTACGATATTTGGGCTCTTTGACTTGAGATAAAAGCCATTCCATATTATCGGGGTCGATAACTGTTTCACCAGATGTATTGAAATTACAACTTAGCTCTTGTGCAATCTGGCGTTTGGACATATTTTTGGTTTCTTTCCCGTACCACTCTTCATCTCTTTCCGGGTGAACGTCCCACATTAGCGTTGTCAAATTAAAATTATTGGCTCCTGCTTCTGCATCAGTACATGTTTTATGAAACCAGTTCCCCACCCCATTAGGAGTAGAGAGCGCGATGCAGCGACCACCCGTTGACAGCGTGGGATACAAGCCAGTCCATAATTC